AATGGTGGAGTGTTTAAACACACATCAGAAAATGCTGAAAGTGCAACAAAAGATGAGGTTGATTTCTTAGTACAAAAACAGAGAGACTTTGCAGAATATTACACAAGAAGATTTGTAGATTACATTTGTTTTAATAGCACTTTGTTTCCAGAATATACAAGTAATACAGATTCTGACGTATATCCAGACAAAGACGTAAATTCAAGTAATTGGGTGCTATAATGAAAGGAATGTACAAACCAAAAAAAACAAATGTTGTTAAGTTAAAAAAGTATCTAACAAAAAAGACAAAAGATGGCAAACGAAATATATCCAGTTAGTTGGTGGGGTAGTCCAGTAGAGAATGGCTGGGGAGGTATCTATTATGATTTATCAGTAACAAGTGAAGTACCTAGTTTATTAACTACATTACAAGCAAGAGCAGACTACTACGAGAATGTAACTTGTACAACTGCAACATTAACCACAATTGAAAACATAGAATAGTATGGCAGATAATTTATTAGATAAAGCGTCAATATTACTTACACCTACTGCATACAACGATGGTAGTATGTTAAGCGTTAAGCCAAATGAGAACTTATATGGCTCAGAGCTTGTTACAAATGGAGATTTTGCTACGGATAGTAATTGGACTAAAGGAACTGGTTGGAGTATAAGTGGTGGTAGTGCTAATTGTGATGGAAGTCAGTCTAGCAATTCTGGATTAGTTCAACAAAATGGTATTTTAGGAGTAAGTTTAGATTTAGTTGTTGGTAGAACTTATAAAATGGAATTTAATATCGTAGTAAGTTCTGGATTTATAACTAATATTGAGGTAGGTGGAAATTATAAATATCCTGGACTATCAAGTTCTGGAACTTATACTTTTTACTTTACACCTACATCGACAAATGATAGAATAACTTTTACTGCAAGTTCATCATTCATTGGCTCAATAGACAACGTTTCAGTAAAAGAAGGTTTAACTGGAGATTTCACATTCAGTAGAGGTTCTGCTGCAACTAGAGTAAACGCACAAGGTTTAGTAGAGGAAATAACAGATACAGACATACCTAGAATAGACTACACAGATGGTTGTGGAAGTTGGTTATTAGAGCCACAGAGTACCAACTTATATCTTAATTCAGAAACATTATCAACTCAATCAAACACAACAAGTGCTAGTACATATACAGTTTCTTTTTATGGAACTGGAACAATTACTTTTAGTGGAACACATACTGGAACTTTAGTTGGTACTGCTGCTGATGAGAGGGTATCTGCTACATTTACTGCAACAAGTGGAACTTTAACATCTACAATAAGTGGTACTTGTGAAAAAGGTCAATTAGAAGGCTCAAATGGCTTAGGGTCATTTGATGGCTCTTACGCAACCTCATATATTCCAACCAACGGAGCTGCAAACACTAGGCTACAAGATATTGCAAACAATAGTGGGAACTCTACTTTGATAAATAGTACAGAGGGTGTATTGTATGCAGAGATAAGTCTTTTATCTCCTGCGACAAGCAGTACAATTATATCTTTAAGTGATGGTGGGGCTAATAGATTGTATTTTGAATTTTTTACATCAAATAGATTATATGCTATTATTGAAAATGGCTCATCATCATTTAACACAGTACAAACAATCACACAAACCGACAATAATAAACTTGCCTTTAAATATAGTGCAAGTGGTTGTAAATTATACATAAATGGTACGGGGTATTCTTTTGGTGGATTAAGTTTTTCAAGTGAAACTTTAGATAGATTAAATTTTGCATCATCAAACGGAACATCTTCTCCTTTCTACGGAAAAACAAAAGCAATAGCAGTTTACAAAGAAGCATTAACAGATGCAGAATTACAATCTTTAACAACAATATAAAATGCACATATACAAATTAGTTTTTGATACAGAACAACAAGGCAAACAAGTCTTAATAGATAACAACGTTTGGGAAGAAGTAACAGAAGAAGGTGTTACATTTATGCAGTACATCAACGGAACAAAAGCAGTTGTTTACATTGGTAAAGTAATAAAAACACAAGGTACTTATGACCCAGATGGTCACGAGATAACACCTCCAATTTATTACGATGGTGTTGCTTATGATATAATGAGTACAGACGACTTAGACTTTGGCTCAAATGAGGTTTATCCAGGTGATGCTTCAGCACATCAATTTTACGGATACCCAAGAAACGCAGAAGTACCTAAACCTTAACAAATGGATATGCAAGATATAAAATTAGGTGCTTTAAACTTGATAACCTTTATGGTTAGTTTTTCTGATATAGAACAATGGCTAAAATTAACTTTACTTTTAGTATCTATTGTTTATACAGTTATGAAGATTTACAATCTAGGTAAAAAAAACGATGACAAAATATTTTAAAGAAGTAGAATATAAAATGGATGCAGACTTTCTTGCTAAGCTAGATAAAGCAAGAGAATTTGCTAAAGTACCATTTGTAATTAATTCTGCTTATAGAAGTCCAGAACATCCAGAGTCTATTAAAAACCCTACATCAAGTCATATAAAGGGTTTAGCAGTAGATATAAAAGCAACAGATAGTAAAACAAGATTTAAGATTGTTAAAGCTCTTGTAACTGTTGGATTTACAAGAATAGGAATAGCAGATACATTTATTCACGTTGATTTAGACTTTGATAAAACACAAAACGTTATATGGACATATTAAATAAAATACCAAAAGATAAACTTCTACACTTTTTTGTAGGTAGTGTTATATTATTTTTATCATTATTATTTTTTAACACATTATTTTCAGTTACTATTGTTGTTCTTATTGCAGCAATAAAAGAAATTATTTATGATGATTTTTATGGTAAAGGTACACCAGAAGTACAAGACTTTATTTATACGATCCTTCCTTGTTTGTTTCACCTAATTAATATTTTATTCTAATGAGCAATCCTAAATTAAGAAAAAACGGAGGTAAAGGTACATTCTTTGGTAACCTCTGGAGAGGTATTGTAAAGAACAACATACCTTTAGGGGAAACAATAGTTGAAGCTATTGATGGTGGTAATCCAATAGAGGTAATAAAAGCTATAACAAAAGATAAAGATATATCAGTAAAAGACAAAGAAACTATGTTAGCTGATTTAGAGCAAGATGTAATAGAAATGCAAGAGGTTACTAAACGTTGGGAATCAGACAACAAAGCAGAATCTTACATCACTAAAAACATAAGACCATTAAGCCTTGCTTTCTTAACGTTAAGTATGTTTACTTATGTAATATTAGATAGTTCTTTAGATAGCTTTAAAATAGACCAGCAATGGATATCTTTACTTGGTAACTTGCTAATGCTTGTATATGGAGGTTACTTTGGAGCAAGAACATTAGAAAAAATAAGAAAAATTAAGTAAATACTTTTTTATTTAAAAATAAATATATAACTTCGCATTTTTTTAAGTAACTATTTAAGTATTTATATTTATGTATGTCATACATATAATTATATATTAATAGATTAAAAATAAAACAATAAATAGATTAAAAATAAATATAAGTCTTGGGAGAACTTGTATTTGTTAATCTGTGTTAATAACTATATTTTATCAATACATAAATAATTAGTATATTTGAGTACTAGATTATTTTTTCCCATAAAGTATTTTTTAGTTTTGTTTTAATTATCATTTGCATTAAGAAGGAGGGTCTAAAAGCTCTCCTTTTTAAATTTTAACATTTCTTTAACACTTTTATATGTTTTTATTATTTACTTTTACCTCATCAATTAATAATAACATTAAAATATAAACAAAATGACAACTTTATCAAACACAACAATTAAAGACATTATTGCAAAAACATCATTTCAAGAAGGAACTTTAAAAGCAGATTTATTATTAACTGGAATGAATTGTGGTTTAAGTTTTATTCAATCTTATAAAAATGCAATACTATTAACTAAATAAAAACATTGGGAGGGTAAAACCTCCCTTTTTAATTAATTATGAAAGTAAACAATTCAGTATGGGATGCATTAAAATCTACAATAGAAATGCATACAAATCAAGACCACAACATCACAGATGTGTTGATTAACTATCAAGTAAAAGAAACTGATAGTATTAAGAATATTTTAAAATTAAATGTAACAATAGATTAAATTATGGAAAAATTAAGAAAGATTCAAGCCGAATTAAAAGCACCAAAAAACCAAAGAAACAATTTTGGAAAGTACAACTATCGAAGTTGTGAAGATATCCTTGAAGCAGTTAAACCTCTACTGGATAAACACAAATGTACATTAACAATCTCTGATGAAGTAAGAGAAGTATGTGGTGTATTGTTTGTTGAAGCAATAGCGTTTATATCTGATGGTACTGATTCAGTACATACAAAAGCACAAGCTGGAATTGATCCAAACAGAAAAGGTATGGACATTGCACAATCATTTGGTAGCTCCAGCTCGTATGCTCGGAAATATGCCTTGAATGGTATATTTTTGATTGATGATAGTGCTTTAGACCCAGACGCTACAAATACACACGGAAAAGGTGCTAAATCAACTGAAAAATGTTGGTTAAACAAAGGTACTGCTGAATTTAAGAAAGTACAGACATACTTAAAAGGTGGTGGTAACATTTCTAAGGTAGAAGAAAAATTTAGAATATCAAAAGAAGTAAAAGAATTATTAACTAAATAAATATGAATAACTTTGAATTAAGACCAACAGACAAGAAAGACCATTACAGATTCTTTATCAATGGAGTAGATGTAACTGGCGAACAAGAAAGAAGCACTTTTAGACATATTATAGAAGTGATAGATAATAAAATAACAACTGGATTATAAATTAAAATTAAAATTATGAGTGCAAAAAAACCTTACTTATTAGGAGATGTTGAGTTACAACTTGACACAATTAAAAAACTTTCTCAGTATTTTGAGAACATCTTAACCTACAATGCAAAAAGAGAATTAGTACCAAAGAAAGGAGAAGATGGAAAAGAGTTAAAGAAGCTGAAGTTAAACTTTTCTATTTTTGAAGAAGGTAACTACGGACAGAATGTATCTTTTACGATCCCTCAAACAAAAGAACAGAGAGAGAATGGAGAAAAGAAAAAGTATGTTGCTAATGGTAAAATCTATTATGCATCAGATGACTTACAATCTTTTGTACAAAAGTCAGAAGCAAAGGCAGCGAAAGTAACACCAGTTGCAGCAGATGACTTACCATTTTAATTATATTGGGAGGTGTAAAAACCTCCCTTTTTATTAACCGTTGTTAGGCAATGTAAAAATTATGAAAAAAACAGAAATAGGGTTTGAGTTTGAAGAAGACCTAGGTTACATTGAAATTGGAAATTATGACAATGACTAAAAAAGAAATATTAGCAAAATTAAACAGTATCGCCAAGCCAGCTGATGATTGGTTAGTAGATGCAAAATTCAGGGTAGATAATCAAGAGTGGTTAAAAAAATCACAAGCAATTGCGCTCAAAATATTAAGGAAGTTAAGAGATAACAAGGCAAATCAAATTATACCTTCAACACAAGTTCAATTAGCTGAACAATTAGGTGTCTCTGCTCAACAAGTTAATAAGTGGGTAAAAGGGAAGGAAAATTTTACAATAGATACAATTTCTAAGTTGGAGGCAGCATTATCAATAGGTTTATTCGATATTCCTAAACCGCAAACAGAAATTATAATACATAAATCTGTTATTGAAAGCTTAATTTATTCAAGAAGGAGTAAAACTGAATTTAAGAAAAAAACAGAAATAGGACTTATTGGAAATTACTATGGTTACTTAAATGTAATGACCTTAGACGGAAAATTTTATTGGTGTATTGAAAATTATGATACTGACTTTGAAGATTTAGAAGATTGGGAAGAAATAAACGAAGAACTTTATAACTCAATAATAAAATTTTACAATAGCAAAAAGCAATAATTTTTATTGTATCTAACGGCTGAGTGTATGGTAAGTGCCAATACAGAACTTAATTGATAACAATAAATATTATAATAATGAAAAAACTTTGGAATAAAATACGAAAGGCATTTGCTATACACAATGTTAGCAAACGTTTTAAAATAGAATTTACATTAGATGGTTACGATGGTTTATTATGTAGTGTAATATTAGATGCTAAAAATGAAGATGAAGTAATACAAAAGTTTAACTCATTAGATTTAGAAAGTAGGCGAGATATTGTTAGTGTAAATGTTTGCTAACAGTTGTGTATGGCACGTTTTAATGTGTTATACACTTAGTTAAAACTTTTTATATGTGGAACTATAAAGGACAAAGAATAAAATCAAGAGAAGATTTACCAGTAGATGCAATTGGGTTTGTTTACAGAATACTTAACAGACGAACGGAACAAGTTTACATTGGTAAAAAGATACTGCTTAACAAACGTACTAGACCACCTTTAAAAGGTTATAAACGTAAAAGAGTAGATTATGTTGAAAGTAACTGGATAAAGTACACTGGAAGCAATAAAGAAAGTAAAAAATGGAAGATTGAAGATTGTTACAGAGAAATTATATACATTTGCTATAACAAGACAATGATGAGTTATTATGAAACTAAGTTACAATTTACAGAAAACGTTTTAGAAAATGATAAATTCTTAAATGACAATGTACTTGGTAAATATTATAAAACAAAAATACAGAAATACATAGATGACGCAAAAAATAAAAACCAATGAGCAGATAGAAGAACATAGAATGTTAATGCAGTTGCTTGAAGAAGATGCAAATGTAGATATATCAGAAGTTATTAAATATCCTCCAGTATCACTTAGTTGTGGTTCTTACATAGATACAGATGTTGAGGGTAATGAAATAGAATACCCAATACCAATTGGCACAGATGGCAACTTTAGTTTTGTACAAGCATTTCCAAAAGTAGGTAAATCATTTTTTATAAGTTTACTTGTATCAGCATATCAAAGTGGAGGCAATAAATTTACTGGTACTATAAAAGGACATAGAAGAGGTAGAAAGATAATACATTTTGATACAGAGCAGGGTAAGTTTCATTGTCAGAAAGTATTTCGCAGACCAGTAATAATGAATGAGCTGCAAACTGATGACAACTACCATACCTATGCTTTAAGACCAATGACACCAACTGAAAGAGTAGAATTTATTGATTACATACTGTTTGATAAATTTAATGATGATAAAATAGGATTAGTTATTATTGATGGTGTAGCAGATTTATTAAATGATGTAAATTCAATGACAGAAACTAATTCTGTTGTACAAAAGATTATGACTTGGACTGCAAAAAAAGAATGTCATATATTAACAATTATACATCAAAACTTTGGAAGTGATAAGCCAACTGGAAATTTAGGTAGTGCGTTAGAGAAGAAAGCAGAGACACAAATTAAGTTAGAAAAAAATGAAATTAATAAAGGCTGGATATCTGTCGAATGTAAAAGAAGTAGAAATAGAAGTTTTGATCCATTTAGCTTTATAGTAAACGATAACATACTACCAGAATTTGTTAATAACGATTTTGAATTTTAAGTAACTTTATGGTTATATTGCATCTATGGAAAATTGGAAAGAAAAAGATTTATTTGAATGG